TTATGATACATTTAAAGAATGGTATACAAAAGACTTTCAATCATTTGTTGATTATAATATTCAAGATGTTGAAATTGTTGACGCATTGGAAGATAAGTTAGGTTTAATTGACCTATCTTTAACCGTTGCATATGATTCAAAGGTAAATTATGATGATATATTTTCGCAAGTAAGAGTATGGGACACATTGATTGCAAACCATTTAATGCAAAAAGGTATATGTGTACCACCAAGAGAAGAACATACCAAAGATGTAAAATATGAAGGCGCTTATGTAAAAGAACCTATTTTAGGTGGCCATGATTGGATTGTTTCATTTGATATTAACTCACTATATCCACATATCATTGTACAATACAATATATCTCCAGAGAAAATCATTGGTTCAGCACCTGAAACTATTAGTGTTAATAAAATGTTGAAAGGTAGTGTTCCATTAGACCACCTGAAGACGGAGAACGCTTGTTTGACACCGAATGGTGCAAAGTTTAAGAGAGATAACCAAGGCTTCTTACCTGAAATGATGGAGAAGATGTACAATGAGAGAGTTATTTTTAAACAAAGAATGTTAAAAGCGAAAAAAGAATTTCAAAAAACTAAAGACCCTAAATTGGTTAAAGAGATTGCAAGGTGCCATAATATTCAATGGTCAAAAAAGATTGCCTTGAACTCGGCTTATGGTGCAGTTGGTAACCAATACTTTAGATATTATGATGTTAGACAGGCAAGTGGTATTACAACTGCTGGTCAATTCATTATTAGATTTATAGAGAAGAAGGTTAATGATTATTTAAATAAGGTTTTAAAAACAGATTTTGATTATATTGTTGCGTCTGATACAGATTCAATCTATGTAAGATTTGGTAAACTTGTAGAACAAACTTGTAAAGGTAAAACTACTGAACAGATTGTAGATTTTTTAGGTAAAGTTTGTGATAATAAAATTGAACCATATATTGAAGATTGTTTTAAAGAGTTAGCAGATTATTCTAACGCATTTAAAAATGCCATGGTTATGAAACGAGAAGTTATTGCTAACAAAGGTATATGGGTTGCAAAGAAAAGGTATATGTTGAATGTACTGGATGAGGAGGGCGTAAGACTTGCTGAACCTAAATTAAAATTAATGGGTATAGAAGCTGTCAAGTCCAGTACACCACAAGTTTGTCGTGGTAAAATTAAAGAGGCAATCAAAGTTATTATGGGTAAAGAACAAACAGATTTACATAAATTAGTGGCAGATTTTAGAAAAGAATTTATGGAATTACCGGCTGAGGCGATTGCCTTTCCGAGGTCATGTAATAATCTTAAAAAGTATCATTCTCATTCCAGTATCTTTATCAAGGGAACACCAATACATGTTAAAGGTGCATTGGTATATAATTATCAAATACATAAACTTGGTTTACAACAAAAGTATCCCTTGATACAAGAAGGCGACAAGATTAAATTTATTAAATTGAAAGAGGCAAATCCATTTAAATTTGATGTGATAAGTTATATTACTACCTTACCACCTGAATTTAAATTGAAAGAATATGTTGATTATGAATTACAATTTGAAAAAACATTCCTTGACCCTATGAGATTTATTCTTGACGCAATAGGTTGGAAGGCAGAACCAGTTGCCAGTTTGGAGGGTTTCTTTGGATAATTTTCCTACTAAAACCTATAAAGTTATATATGCTGACCCACCTTGGCATTTCCAAAATTGGAATAATGAAACAGCACAAACTAATCCAAATCACCATTATCCTACTATGACTATGGAAGATTTAGAAAATTTACCTGTAAATGATATTGCAGATGAAAATAGTATATTGTTTATGTGGTGTACAGACCCATTATTACATAAACAAATACCATTAGTTGAGAAGTGGGGATTTACTTATAAGACTGTAGCATTTTATTGGATTAAAACTAATAAGAGTAGAATTAAAAATTATTATTTTAAAGGACCAGGTTTTTGGACTAGGGCAAATCCAGAGATTTGTATATTAGCAACTAAAGGTAAACCAAAAAGAATTGGTGGCAATGTTGATAGATTGGTTGTTAGTGAACGAAGAGAACATAGTAGAAAACCTGATATTATAAGACCTAAAATAGTTGAACTTATGGGTGATGTACCAAGAATAGAATTATTTGCCAGACAAAAATTTGATGGCTGGGATTGTTGGGGGAATGAAGTATGATGGAATTAATAGGAGTTGGATTAATAATTACCGTGTTTATGTTATTAGTATTTGCAATACCTTTATGGTTATTAATGAAATGGAATGATGAAGAACCTAAGCAAAAGTGAAGCACTACATTGTGCTAATGTATTTAATGAGTATTTCGGACAATTTAGCCGAATAGACCAGTATATGAGAGACCAGAAAATGGCTCAAATAGATACAATACCGGCACCTCTGCCTGGTATGGGTTTAGATACAGATATGTTCAATGATTTTACTATGTCACCAGAGGTTATGGATTTAGAAGTTGTTGAATTAGATAATCATACATGGGACACTTGTATTAATATGATTTCAAGTCATAGTAATATGGTTTCTATCCCAGGTAAGGCATTAAAATTGGCCGTTAAAGAAAAGAATACAAATAAGTTTGTAGGTTTTATGAGATTTGGTTCGCCAGTTATCAATTGTAAACCTAGAAATACTTTATTAGGTAATATACCAGATTTACCAACCTTTAACAAAACTGCCATTATGGGATTTGTAATTGTACCAACACAACCATTTGGTTTTAATTATCTTGGTGGTAAATTGTTGGCTGCTTTATGTTGTTCACATCAAGTTAGAGATATGTTAAATAAAAAATATGATATGAACTTGGTAATGTTTGAAACAACCAGTTTATATGGTAATAGTAAATCAGCAAGTCAATATGATGGTATGAAACCTATGTTAAAATATAAAGGGTTAACTGATAGTGATTTTATACCAATGATACACGGTAAACCATTTAAAGATTTACAAAACTATGTTGAGGATAGAGTTGGTCTTATAGTTAAAGAAAATGCAAGTAGTAGAAAATTAAAATTAACCAATGCTATTATTGGTCTAGTAAAACGAACACTAGATGGTGATGATTTAGAGAAGTTTAAAACAACCATTATAAATGCTAAAAAATTAACCGAGAGAAAAAGATACTATGTATCTAATTATGGTATTGAGAATTATATAGATATTGTCAACGGTAAAACAGATAAGATAGTTAAAGCACCTAATTATGACAGGTTCCATGACAATGAGTTGATAGAATGGTGGAGAAAACATGCAACCAAAAGGTTTAATAAATTAAATGAAGATGGCCGTTTAAGAAAAGACTTGGAAATATGGACTAAAGACAGCCAGATAGATATAATAAGATAAATAGTGGAAGCTTGACAATATGAACAAATTAATGTATATTAGGAGAAATAATGAATGATTTTTTAAAAGATGTAATAAAAGAAACAGGTAATGAATATGCCACATTAGCAAAAGACGGTGTTGCTGGTGGTGATGTTGGTAGTTTCATAGATACAGGTTCATATTCCTTTAACGCTCTTCTTTCAGGTTCAATTTACGGTGGTTTACCAGGCAATCGTATCACAGCAATTGCTGGTGAGGCTGCAACAGGTAAAACTTTCTTTGCATTAGGTGTCGTGAAGTCCTTTTTAGAAATGGACAAAGACGCAGGTGTAATTTATTTTGAATCAGAAAATGCTATCTCAAAAGATATGGTTGAGAGTAGAGGTGTTGATAGTAATAGATTGGTAGTTATGCCAGTTGCAACAGTACAAGAATTCAGAGCACAATCAATAAAAATTATAGACAAATATATAGAACAACCAGAAGATAAAAGAAAACCAATGATGTTTGTATTAGATAGTTTAGGTATGTTATCTACTACAAAAGAAATGGAAGACACAGCTGCTGGTAAAGAAACAAGAGATATGACAAGGTCTCAAATTGTCAAATCCACTTTTAGAGTTTTAACACTTAAATTAGGCCAAGCAAATGTGCCTATGATTATGACCAACCATACTTATGATGTGATTGGTTCCATGTTCCCACAAAAAGAAATGGGTGGCGGTTCAGGTTTGAAATACGCTGCTTCATCAATCATCTACCTTTCTAAACGAAAAGAAAAAGACGGTACAGAGGTAGTTGGTAATATTATACATTGTAAAAATTACAAGTCAAGAATAACAAAAGAAAACGCTCAAATAGATGTACGATTAACTTATAAAGAAGGTCTTGATAGGCATTATGGACTTTTAGAACTTGCTGAAGAGGCAGGTGTCTTTAAGAAAGTATCTACAAGATATGAAACACCAGCAGGTAAAGCTTTTGGTAAATCTATTAATACAGAGCCTGAAAAGTATTTTACAAAGGATATATTAACAAAGATTGATGAACATACAAAACAAAAATTCACCTACGGACAAGAAGAATAGAAGATACACTTTTGCTCAACAAGAGGGTAAAGATTATTCTTGCGTTAAAATAACAGAGGGTAAATACAAAGATGTAATCTACCACTATGGTAGAGTTGCATTTGCTCCCGAGTCCGAACAACTTCCTGATGGCAAATTGCCAATGAAGTTTGATTATACCGTAGATAAAAATCCAAACAATCTAATCTTGCTTGACAATAAAGAGTTTATAGATTATATTGGTGATATATTATTAGAATTATTAGAAGAGAAATTAAAAGATGGCACAGCAATCCAGAATTGAACAAACAATAATCTCTAGTCTATTCTTCAAAGAAGAGTACACTAGAAAAGTTTTACCTTTTATCAAAGAGGAGTATTTTGGTAATCGTGTAGAACAATTATTATTTGGTGAGATTTTTAAATTTGTAGAGAAGTATAATAATCTTCCTACAAAAGACGCCATGTTAATTGAACTTGGTCAGAGAAAAGATATTAATGAGGAAGAACTAACTCATATAAAAGATTATGTTAATCAGATAGAGAATACAGAGTCAGATGAACAATGGTTAACAGAAACTACAGAGAAATTTTGTAAAGACCGTGCTGTTCATAATGCAGTATTAAGTGGTATTAAAATATTAGATAAGAAAGATAAGACAAGAACACCAGAGGCCATACCACATATATTATCAGAGGCATTAGCAGTATCATTTGACAAGTCAGTTGGTCACGATTATATACAAGACGCTGAAGATAGATTTAAATTTTATCATACAAAAGAAAAGAGATACCAATTTGATTTGGATTATATGAATAGAATTACCAAAGGTGGTGTTCCAAGTAAGACATTAAACATTGCATTGGCAGGTACCGGTGTTGGTAAGTCTTTGTTTATGTGTCATGTTGCTTCAAGTTATTTACTACAAGGTTTAAATGTATTGTATATTACTTTGGAGATGGCAGAGGAAAGAATTGCAGAAAGAATAGACGCCAACTTATTAGATGTTACCATGGAAGACCTCCATGATATGCCTCAACAATTATATGAAGGCAAGATTACCAAGTTAAGAGAAAAGACTCAAGGTCAATTAATTATTAAAGAATATCCTACAGCGGCCGCTCATAGTGGTCACTTTAAAGCATTGATAAACGAATTAGCTCTAAAGAAGTCCTTTAGACCTGATGTTATCTTTATAGACTACTTAAACATATGTGCTTCAAGTAGATTTAAAGGTGGCAATATTTCATCATACTTCTATGTCAAAGCAATTGCTGAAGAGCTAAGAGGTTTAGCAGTAGAATCAAATGTACCAATCTTTAGTGCGACACAAACAACTAGAACCGGTTTTGTTAGTACAGATATTGGTCTTGAAGATACCTCTGAATCTTTTGGCCTTCCAGCAACTGCTGATTTCATGTTTGCTTTGATTTCAAATGATGAGTTAGAACAATTAGGTCAGATGAAAGTTAAACAATTAAAGAATAGATATAATGACCCTAGTATGAATCGTGCATTTATAGTTGGTGTTGACAGGTCT